GCCCGCATTTCCCCCGCGAGTCCGCCATGCCCGTCAGCATCCGCACCGAAATGGACGAACTGATCGAGCGCGCCACCGGCCGACTGCCCGGCGAGAGCCTGCCCGACTGGCTGGCCGGCGTCGCCCTAGAAGCGGTCGACGTGGCCGCTACGGCGCTCGCCGCGATCGACGACAACGACAAAGCCGCCGACCTTGCGCAACTCAAGATCGACCTGCGGAACCGGCTGACCGAACTGCTGGACAAGGTGAAGCTGCCGTGGGGCCTGCCGATGGCCATCGCCGGCGCGCTGCCGATGATCATCGGCCCGCTGGTCGACAAGCTCGCCGAATACTCTGGCGACGTGGAGGCGTTCAAGCAGCAATGGGTCGTGCCGGCGTTCAACGCGCTGCGCGACTTCGGGCAGCGCGGCCTGGACAAGCTGGGCGTCGTCGATGCCGTGGATTGATTTACCGCCGTGCCGCGAGAGCAATCACACCGGAATTCTCGGGGACATTGAATCGCGTACGCAGCCTGGTTATCCGGTCCACATCGATAATCAAGATCGAGTTACTGACGGTCACGAACAATGCCACGTCGTTCATGCGGGACTGAGGAACACGCACAAGGCCGAGGGTTATTACTGCCTAGCCGGGAGGGCGTACATCGTTCCGTACCCGTCGTTCAAGCTGTCCGACGTAGCCGACGCAATGCCGGCTATCTTCCGGCAGCATCCGATTTTCAACTTGTATTTGCAGGGCAACGCACTTTCGGCTTGGAACGATCGGCCGCTATACGTCCTGGACGAACATGTCTGCTATGTCAATGGCAGCATGATCGCACTGGAGAGCGACGATCGGAACAGATCGGCGTTCACGATGGTCAGTTTCGAGCGTGCGCTATGGACGTGGGATTTCGTGCAAGTGGCCCGTGATGTTGCGGAGAAGAAACACGACGCTGCGCTCGACGAGTTGGAATTGTTTCTCACTGGCTACTATCGGATGGGCGTCGGCTACCTCACCGGCGAATACATCGCTAAAGGCTGGATATGATTCTTGTCCGATCTTTTCTGGCGTTGCTTCTCCTGGCGTCGACCGCCGCCGGGCAGATCGTCGTCACGCCCGCTACGCCAGTCGCCGGCAAGCTGTTCTCCATTGCGACGGCGCCCTCGCGACCCGCCAAGACCGACGACGACGTAGAAGTCGCCGAAACGCTCGACTGGTCGATCAGCGACGGCGTTGACTACCGCCAAAGCGCCAGCGGCAAAACGCTGCTGGCAACGGCGCTGCCGGGCGTAATACACGAAGCGAAGCTGCGGATAACGACGCACCGCTATCGCTCGATCCAGGTGTTCGTGCCGGACCCGGAGTTCCCGACCGATCCGACCAAGGCGAAGCTGCAAACGATCCGCGACTATCTGGGCACGCAGGTCGCGGACTTTGCGACTCCGATCGAAGTCGTGTGGCCGGACGGTCCCGGCCCAATTCCACCGAAACCTGATCCCCCAGGACCGACGCCGCCGCCAGTGCCCAGCGGCAAGCGCGACGTGGTGATCCTGTACGAATCGGAAGACCAAACCCCTTCGCGGGCGATCCTGTTCACGTCGTTGCGAGCCAGTCAGCAGGGACAGTACCTCCAGGACAAAGGGCATCGGCTCATCATCATCGACGACGACACGGTTGGCCCCAACGGACAACTGGCCGAAGTCGTGGCGAAATACAAGTCGCTGGGCGTGCCGCTGCCGGCGCTGTTCGTCTTGGACAGCGCGACCGGCGCCGTGCTGGCCAAGCAGCCGCTGCCCGACACGGCCGGCGAAGTCGTCGAACTGGTCAAGCAGCACGGCGGATAAGCATGAACATCATCGACCAATTCACCGACGTCGACTTTACCCGCGACCCGCGGTACGTCCGCGGCGATCTGGGCGTACCGTTCGCGCGGCTGTTCGGCGGTGAGTCTTATGAGCGAGCCGTGGGCGTGCTGACCGACGCGGAGATTGCCCGTGCGATGGAGCAGATGGAGGCCGAGGGCGGCGGCGCCGACAAACTTGTGACGCGGATTTACGATCAGCGGCAAGAAGGATCCTGCGTGGCGAACGCCACCAGCCAGTCGCATGAGATTGTTCAGGCGCTACAGTTCGGCCTGGAGAACGTCGTCCACTTGTCGGCCATTTCGCTTTACAAGCGCATTGGTCGCTCTCCGCAGTCGGGAGCGATGGTCAGCGACGGCATCGACGAAATGCGCAAGCGCGGCATCCTGCCGCTCGATACGCCGGAAAACCGCGCCCGCTTCGGCGGCAGCGTCATGCCGAACACCGGCTTCTCGACCCCCTACCCAAGCGGCTGGGAAGAAACGGCCAAGCAGTTCGCCGGCTTCGAGGGCCACGTCGTCGAGAGCGTGCAAGGCATCCTCTCGGCGCTCTGCAATCAGCATCCCGTCGTCGTCGGCCGCGAAGGCCACTCGATCTGTTACTGCCGGCCGCTGCAACGCGACGGCCGCCGCGTCGTGAAGTACGCAAATAGCTGGGGCATGTGGGGCGACCAAGGCTACGGCTACGACTCCGAAAACCAAATCCGCAAGTCCGCCAATTGGGCGTTCGCGCTCCGCAGCGTCGTGGTGCCGACCAAATGAACACCATCCTTTACCTCCTGCTGGCCATCGCCGTACCGCCGCTGGCGGATGCGTGGGCCTGTGCGCCGTTGATTGCCGGCGGCGTGTACCATTTTCCGCCGCGGCAGGCGAACCATATCGGTGACGCCAACGAAAAGCTCCGCTCGCCGGCGCCGGCCGCTATTAAGTGGGTCAGTCTCGACGTCGCCCGCCATTCGGGCAAGCCGATCTGGCTGCACGTTTCCGGCGAGTTCTGCGCGCCGTGCCGAGCGTTGGAGTCCGGCCCGTTCCGCGATCCGCGACTGATTGCCGCCTCGCAGCGCTGGGCCTGCGTTCACATGGACGCCAAGGACACGATGATGTTCCGCACTGGCGCCGTGCCGGTGCATCAGGCGATGGGCATCACGACGGTCCCGCGCGACGTGTTCGTGCGTGGGTCGCGTTTCCAGATGGCGGCGCCGTCGCAACCCTGCCCGATGGACGCGGCGGGCTACGTCAAGCACCTCGACCAGTGGTGGAGTAAGGCCCAATGAGCAAAAGCAAGCCGGGCGAGCAATTGCCCACGCAACTGCAATGGCTCAAGAACATGATCGAGTCAGTTGAGGGACCACACGCACACAAAGCACTCCGCTCCATGCTCAAGGACATGATCGACGAGTGCGACGACGACGACGTTTGCCCGATCGCCAAACTCGCGCTGAATCACTGGGTCCGCCAATTACATATCGGCAGAAACTAATGAACCCCTACTGCGAAATCATCCTCTGGGCCGCGCTCGCCACCTGCGGACGCACCGAAGTCACGCTGGTCAATCCGGTCAGCGGGCATGTTCATTCGGTTTACGCAGGCGACGCCGACTGGTGCTCGCCAACGATTGATTACCTATCGCGTGATGACAAGGGCCGAGAGTTGTACCGCAGTTGGGTGAGATATGACCGCGACGTGTTTCATGCGCTGAAGCCTGTGAAGCGAGTCAGCCATGCCGAAAGTTTCAAACAAAACCCTTAGTAGGAGCTATCGAAATGAATCGCATCGTCCTAACCCTCGCCGCCGTGCTGATGCTGGCGGCTCCCGCCTTCGCTCAGTGCAGCGGACCCGACTGCCCCGTCAACCAGTCGTACTACGAGTACGGCAGCTACGCCCAGCCGGTCCAGCGGTACTACACCGCCGCCGAGCAGCTTCCATCTGGCTGCCCGCCTGGGGGCTGTCCCGTGGAGGAAGTCGCCCCCGGAGTCGCTAACAACACCTGCGGCTGCAACTGCCCCGCGTGCAACTGCGGCTCGGCGGAATCTCGCGGGACGGTCTACGCAAACGAGCATAGCGTCCTGACGTTCCATCGCGGCCAGCCGGTTCGCAACGTCCTGCGGGCGCCCGTCCGCGCGGTACGCGGCACGGTTCACTGGTTCGGCGAACATCGCCCGGTACGGCGCGCCCTTGTCGGCGTGGCTCGCGTGGCGACGGCTCCGATCCGATTCGTCGCTCGCGGCCCGATTCGCCATCGCGTGTTCGGCTGTAGCGGCTGTCGGTAACTGACTCTCGTAGCGCCGGCCGGCGTGCGGGCGGCTCATAACCCAACCCGCCGCCGGCTTTTATCGAATCGTTCGAGGGACTAGCGGATGCAGCATCAACTCGACCCGCAGACGCTTCAGGTCGTTAAGGAAGTGCTCGCCGGCACGCCCGACGCCGCGCGGAGCGAGCCATTCACCTGGATCATGGGCCTGATCATTCTGTGCATCATCGGGATCGCCCTATTCGCCGGCCGCCGTTTAATCGCCGACTTCATGGACTTCATCGCCGGACAAAACGCGGTGCAGCGGGAAATGCAGGTCGAGTGCCACAAGCAAAGCGACAAGGCGATGGATACGGTGCAGAAGATCGTCGAGAAATCGAACGACGCAATGCACACGCACTCCCGCAGCATGGACGGCCATACGCGCGTCATGGAGCGCGTGATAGATACGCTCAATAGCCGAAGCGAAGGAGGGCCGGGAAGTTGATCGCCGACGGCCGCGACCCCATCGAAGAAATCGACGCCGTGCTCGACGCACTGTGCGAGGGCGATGCGCTCATTGAGCCGGTCGCCGCGTTCAAGACGTTCAGCCGAGTCGAACGCCGCCGATTCGTCCGCGAAGTCCGCACGCTGGCCTGGGGCTACCGCAAAGAGGGCGGCTACAGCGCCGACCAAATCACCGCGAAGATCGCGCAGAAGATCAAAGACGAGCCCCGTTTCGAGGAGTTCTGCGAGAAGTACGGGAGCATCCTCGGCATCATGCTGATCGCGGCGTTATCCGCCCTGGTCCGCGAGATTGTCGCGGACTTGTGGGAACGGTGGAGGAACCGATGAAAGCAAGCATCCTGTTCGCCCTAATCGCGTGGTACTGCTGCGGGTTCGCCTGCGCCGCGGACTACCCCGCCGGCGAGCATCGCATCGCCGAGTCGATCGACACGGGGCGGACCATTGGCTATCGGCTCGTCGGTCAAGCATCCGGCCCGCTGGTCAAGTCGCACTGGTACGCCGACACGACCCGCCTAGTCTGGACCGGCAAACCAAACGACGGCCCGCTGCTGGCTGTGACCGGCTGCGACGCCATCGTCCGCGACCTAACCCTGGCCGGCGCTCCGCTCGATGCCGACCCGAAAGAGCGGTGCAACGTCGGCATCCACGTCGACCGCAAAATCGGCGGACTGGCCATCGGGCGGATGCGACTCGACAACGTCCAGCTATGCAGCTTCGGGACGGGCATCCAATTCGGCGTCAACGTCGGCGACGGCAATTGTGACGAAACGGTCGCGCGGTCGGTATCGGTCCACGACTGCGACACGGCGATTCGGCTGGTCAACACGATGAGCATGGGCCATCAGTTCTCGGCGGTGAAAGCCTACCGCACGCCGCTCATCTTCGACGTTCAGGCCGGCGGCAAACTGCTGGTGGACGGGTTTTTCACTCCGTCGCCTTGCACGCTGCTCAAGCTCTCCAGTCCCAACGGCGGCATTGGCCCGTCGAACGCACGATTCGAGTTCCGCAACGTCTATCTCGACAAGCAAGCCGGCGATACCACGATCCTGGCGATGGAGAGCGGCCCGCGGTACTACGCCGCGATCTACTTCAATGGCCTGCGACTGCACGCCGCGAACTACGGGCCGGGAGCGCCGCCGGCGTTCACCATCGCTGGCCGCAGTTCGCTCACAGTCCGCGACGCCGAATATCTCAAAACCGGCATGTTCCGCTGGGATGACCCCGACGACACGCCGCGGGTGCTGATTGAAAACTGCGCCTGCTGGGACGTGCGCAAGACGCTGGACCTGTTCGACGTAGCGGGGTCGCGCGGTGCGCTGAACGTGACGGTGCGCGACTGCTACCGGCAGGACGGCGCGGTCTTGGCGAACATCGAAACGACGCTCATAGGGAAACGTAAATAGCATGGCGACCAAACACGCAAACACGCTCAATAACCGGCTCGACTATGCCGGATTGCAGACGGCACTCGCTGGTAAGACTTCTCTTTGGGGAGGCTTCTGGCTGCGATTTACCGACGTTACGGACGGCCGCGCGGACCAGTCGATTTTGACGATCCGCAACACGGCTGATTCGCCGTCGATCCAAGTCTTCTGGGATGAGGCGGCGCCTGGCAGCATCGACCATTCGATGTGCGTCTACGTGCGCGACTCGGCCAGCGCGGCGGTGACGAAGTTCACGGGCGACGGAGGCGACGTCACCGCCGAAGAGTGGCATCACTTCATCTTTTCCGTCGTGCTCGATACTGGCGCCGACTCGGCGGCCGTCAGGCTCTGGAAGGATGGCGTCGAAGTCGGGACCGCCTCGACGGGAACCTACGTTGACGCTGGCGGCGGCCTGGACCTGACGGGCACGATTATTCGCGTTGGCGGCCGGGCAAGCGACAAGCCGTTGGACGGCTGGCTCGAAGGACTGTTTCTTTGCCACACTGGCACTCCGACAACGCAGGAGATCGCCGACTTGCAAACGATGCTCCCGCACTTAGCGTTGGCCGAGAGCGCTTCAACGCTCTACTTCTGCCCCGACCTGGCCGAAAGCACAACCTACGCCGATCGCGTCAACGCCACAGCCGGCGTGCCGTCGTCCGTCTCGCCAGTCCGGCATTTCGTTTCATTCCTGGACTACGGCCGCGCGCCCACGATCGTCAACAGCGGCGATCCGCAATACTACGGCGAGTTGCCGATCGGCGACGAAGGGCAGATGTACGACGATTGGGCCGACTGGCTCATTGCGCACAAAGACGCGCTGAACATCGTCGGCTGGGTTTGCCCCGGCGATTGGTGCGACGACGCAGACGAGGAGGCGCAGTATCTCGCCGCACGGGCCGCCGTCGACTTGATTCTGGCGGCGGGGATTTGGGTATACGGCTCGACCGGCAACCACGATACAAACGCTTCGCGGCAGCTTGACCCGCCCGAAGGGTACATGATGACCGGGACCACGCTGCCGCAGTCGCTGTTCAGCGGGCAGGCGACGTTTGACGCGGCGATGCTGACCAGCGGCGCCACCTACGATTCGGATTATTACACTTACTCGGCGACGATCATGGACGGCTGGCTGTTGATCTGCCTGCCGTGGGCGCCGTCCACCGCCCAACTCGATTGGGCCGTCGCTCAAGCTGCCTTGCATCCGACGCGCAAGGTCTGGCTGCAAGTTCACACCTTCCTCAATTCGCGGGGCGGCGTCGGCAGCGGGCGGGCTGCCTACGATTCGACGTTCGCCGGCGCGGGGAACGGCTACGGCGACTATAACGTCGCCGATCGCTACATGCCGAACAATTACAACGTGCCCGGCGGGAGCGAGTCGCCCGACCCCGACGGGCAGTACCCGACCAACGGCCGCTCGACGGCGCCGCTTGGCTCGGGCTGGTGGTATACGCACCTCGCGCAGATCCCGAATCTGGCGGTCATTTCCAACGGCCACGATATTACCGAAATTGCGACGCACAAGACCGCGTACAACCTGCTGTTCGGCCGCTACGGCAACAACGTCTTGGCGATCTACTGCAACTCGCAGAGCGTCACTGACGGCGGCTACGGCATGTGCCAGCTAATCGAAGTCGACGGCTCGACGCTGACTTGCGTTTCCTACCGAGCGCTGCTCAACAGCGGCGAAGTCTGGACCGGCGTGAGCAACAGCTTCGCGCACACGATTACCGAGTCGGTCAGCGGGGAAGAAAACCCCGGCGCCGCGGCGATTGCTCAAGCAGTACGAGAGGAACTAGCCGTCGAATTGGCGCGTCTCGACGCATCCGTTAGTTCACGTCTAGCGCCTTCGGGACTCAGCTATCTCGCCGGATTGGCGGAAGGCATCAATCTCACGGTGCTCGACGAAGACACCGGCCTGGCAGCGACGAAGGCGGCGGTGGATGAGGTGGGGTCCGTAACCGACGATCTGTCGCCGCTGCTGCCGGGGAGCGGGACGCTTAGCGTGCTGGATTCGGACGACCTAGCAGGGCTAGCCAGCGTCAGCAGCGGACAGCCACGCATCAACCGCAAGCCAGCCCCAGCGTTCACCTACCAGATCAGCCGCCGAGCCGACGGCACGCATAAGGTAACGCGGCCAATCAGGCTGACGCCAGGCGCAGTCACCAACGTCTATCCCTACATCGACATGGCGCCGCTGTTCGGACCAGACGACAACGTGGACACGGTAGGCACGCCAACGGTATCGGGCGGCTCAATCACAGCAGCAGCAGAGGGGCCGCGAGACACCGGCTTCTACCTGGACCTGGGCGGCACGGCCACGGCAAGCGAAGCCAGGACGATCACCGTGCCAGTGCAGATGGAGAGCGGCACGACGGTCAACGTGGTGATGGATGTTGAGGTGTTTGGGAGTTGAGGAGGGGCTGAGGATGTGGTCGCCCGACTGCCAGCCAAAACGGCAGCCCAAAATGAGACAATCCCATTATGAGACCCCCGGTCGGGTCCTCTCATAATGGGATTTTGGGGCGTTCGGGTGAAGCATCGAACGCCTTTTATCGAAGGAACCTAGTTTTTATCCCACTTGCAGCAGCAGCGCGACGCCCGTTGAAGCGATCGAATGAATGCCAGCCAAAACCAAAAGGAGCAAGTCGGCGCCGCCTTCGATGGGCATCTGCGGTCTGATTCTCGCTCACCGGCCATCGTTCATTCCGGAGGACGCGATTCGCTTGGTGATTGGCAAACGGACAGCTCGCACGCTCACCGAAGTGGCGGCCGAGTTCGGGGTCGAGAGCACAACGCTCCGTGCGAACTGGCGACAGCAAGGGATGCCCGGGAAGGCCGGCGCCTGGCCGCTGGCCGAGATCCTCATTTGGCGGCTCAAGCATGAGGCGGCCGTGGCTGAGCGTCAGCCTGGCTCGTCGGCGAAGAGCCAAACCGTCGAGCTTCGCGACATCGAGATCGAAGAGAAGCGGCTTAATCTTCAGCGGAAGCAGCGGCGGGCGGCCCTGGAAGACGGCGACATGGTTGAACGCCATCGAGTAGAGCGGGAGCTGTCGGCTTTGATCGCTGTGCTGCGAGAAAGGCTGCTGCGGATCCCTGCGTTGATCGAGCCGATGCTGCCGGCCGACGTGGCCGTGGACACTCGCGTGGAAATGGAGAAGCAGATTCGTCGTCAGCTCGTGGCTATGTCTGAAAAGTCAGCCCGCGACGTCCTGAACAGCGCCCGCTTATTGGAGGCGGATTGATCTGCGAAGCGTACCAGCCGGCGATTCTCACGACGGCCGTCATGGCGGCCTTTAACCCTCGGCCCGACGTGCGCTCGTGGGAGTGGATCAACGAGCATGGTCGGACGCACAAGGGCGAACCGTTCGACGGCGACCGGATCCCGTGGTGCGAGGGAGTCTGCGATGCGTGGGACGATCCGGCTACGCGAGAGATCAGTCTGGAATGGGGAACGCGAACCGGCAAGACGACGATCGCCCTGCAGCTCATGGCGTCGACGGCCGTACTTAAGCCGATGCCCGGTCTGTTCGCGACAAGCACGCAGACGCTGGCCAAGAAGACGGTGCGGCGGAAGATTTACCCGATGCTCGAATCGATCGAGGCGACACGGCGGCAGTTGCCGGCGCCGCGGTTCCGGGCCCTGGAGGAGATCAGGCTGAGCAGCTCGCCGTGGGGCGTGGCCTGGTCGGGATCTGAAACGCAACTGGCCGACGTCGAGGCGTACTACGGTTGGGCGAACGAAATCGACAAGTGGTCGATGAATGAGCGGCAGGCTGGCGATGCCGGAGAAGGCGATCCCGTCGACCAATGGGAGGAACGGTTCAAAGAGAATCCCGACCATAAGAAGCTGTTCGAATGCTCGCCGTCGACCAAGCTCCGCAGTCGCATCCACCGGCGCGTGCTGGCTTCAAACAACTGCCGTTATTGGGTGGGCTGTCCGAAGTGCCGGCAACGCCAGGTGCTCAAGCTCGGAACGGACAGCCAGTCGCTCGGCGGGATCCTGTTTGACCGTGCCGCCGATGGATCGGTCGAGGCGTCCGTGGCCCGGGCGACGGCCCGCTATGTGTGTGAGCATTGCCGGCACGAGATCCACGACGATCAACGACCGCGGATGATGAGGACCGGCAAGTGGGCGCCCGAGGGATGCCGCGTTGATATTCGCGGGCGAGTCATCGGCAAGCCGAAACGAGACTCGACGATTTGGGGCGGGCAGCTTTCTTCGCTCTACTCGCTGCAGCTACGCTGGGGAGACATTGCCGCGCGGTTCGTGCAGACCATCGGACAGCCGCAAAGCCTCCGTATGTTCGTCAACGGCTGGCTGGCCGAGACATGGGAGCCGCACAAGAGCAAGAACGAACCGGAAGAAGTCGGCGATCGGCTGGCGACGTCGACCCCGGCCGGCGTCATGCCCGTCTGGTCGACGTGGCTCTTCGCCGCGGTGGACATCCAGGGCGACCATTACGTTTACTGGGTCAATGCTGTGGGCCCTGGCGAGCGGGAGCATGAGGTTGCGCATGGAACGTGCGAGACGCTGGACGAGATCGAGCAGCTCGTCATCTGCCGGCAATTCGAGCACGAAGACGGCGGCGAACCGCTCTGCCCGGCGCTGACGCTGATCGACAGCGGCTTCCGCACGCGGGACGTGTACGTTTTCTGCCAGAAGTTCCGCGGCACGCCGTACAACGTCATGCCTTGCAAGGGATCGAACACCGACTGCGGCGGGGAAGCTTACGAGGTCAAGATCATTGGCCTGAATGAAGGCAAGTCGGTGCGAACCAAGAAGGCGTTGATGCGAGCCGGGCGCGGCCTACGTCGCATCCGCGTCAATCCGCACTACTACGAGCCGATCATCCAGGAGCAGCTCGACGAGCGGCAGCCGGGCGAGCCTGGTTCGCTCACGCTGAACAGCGAATCAAAGGGCGACGACGACTTCCTGCGTCAGCTCTGCAACGGCGCCGAGTCGGCCGAGCCGAGCAAGACGGACCCGAACCGTCACCTGTGGGTAAAGCGATGGGAAGGCGAGCCGAACGATTACCGCGACGGAAAGAAGTACGCCAGATGCGCTGCTGACGTGCGGTTCAAGAGCAATTGGAAGCTGGCCGAGAAGCGGCAGCCGAGCGGGAAGGCGGCGCCCAGACCCGTGGCGGTGCAGGCGGCGGAGCCTGAAGGCGGCCGGCGGCGTGAGCGATTTAAGCCAGAGTTTCGACGCGGGAGGAGAAGGGCATGACGATCAAGAGTGGCGATGGCCTGGGCGTTCAAATTCAAACGAAGCGGGCGTGGTGGTTCTGGCTGGCAATTCGTTTCGGGGCGTTATTCGTGATGCTCCGTATCGTTTCGCCAGAGCGAGTGGCGAGAATCGTGGCCAAGCGAGCCATTCGCTACGAGGTAGTGAAGTACAGCGATGATCGGTCGGAGATTAAGCCCCCCGAGCCAGCCGAAAAGAAAGCGAGGGCTGGCATTTGAGCATCGCTCTCACCAACGGCCACGGCCCCCAGAGCGGCGACCGCTGCCCGCGAGGCACCTGCGTCGGCAGGTTGGTGGCTTATTGCAGCCGAGCAATACAGTCGTCCGGCGTGCGGATTAAGTACCTTCACTGCAACACCTGCCGCTGCCGCCCAGAGCAGAATCAGCAGGTTGTGCCGCTGCGGTACGCACCGCAGCGCGGCGAACGGCAAGCGTAATACTCGTACCAGTTCTGGTACGGAGCATCCGCGGCAACTCTCTTTTCTGCCCTATCGTTAGGGCATGGCCACGAAGCTGACCGCCGTCGACTACACGGACGCCGAGCTATTGGCGCTGTGCAAGCAGGCGATTGCTGAGTTGACGGTGTTCAGCAGCAGCACGTTTCGCGGCAAGACGGTCACGCGGGCGAATCTTAGTGAGCTGCTGAAGCTGCGGGATGACTTGGAACGCCGTATCCGAAAGCAATCAGTCGTAACTACCACGGTCCTTTCTCGGCACGCGCGAACGTAATGGGCTGGTTCTCAAAATCTTGCGACAGCGTTATCGACGCGGTGAGCCCGGAGCGCGGCAACCGCCGTGCTGCAGCTCGGCTGCGACGTGAGTACGCCGAGAGCATGAAAGAGGACATCGAACGGGCCGCCAGTCGCCGCCGCGATGCTCTTTCGGGCGGTGGATTTGAGTCGGCTGAGCAGTCACGCGACGGCCATAGCTGGCTGACCAGCCAACTATCAGCCGACTCCGCCTTGGAAGCTGACCGGCCGACGATGATTAAGCGGGCCGACTCGGCTCTCAAGAACTACGAAATGGCCGTCGCTCACCAGGAAGGCCGGGTGATTCGCGTCGCTGGCTGCGGCATGGCGATCGACCCGGAAATTGGAGCCGACGACGACGGCACGATCACCCCCCAGCAGGCCAAGCAGTGGAACAAGACGCTTCGCTTGAATTGGGAACGAACCGCCGAGTGCATTGGTCGCGACGGCCAGGCACTGTGGGAAATCCAGCACGAAATGCAGCGAGACTGGGAATCTCGCGGCGAGTGGTTTGTGCTGATCGGCGACGAATACGATCCCTTCGCGCCGACGACGCTCAAAGTCGAAGTGATTGAGCCCGATCGCGTGAGTACCCCGCCCGGAAAAGAGGGCGACGTGAACGTCCGAATGGGCGTGCAACTCAAAGACGGCCGCGCTATCGGCTATTGGGTCCGCGACAGCCATCCGGTCGACACGCTTGAGATCAAAGAGTCGTGGACCTATTACCCCAAGAAGCTGAAGAACGGCCAATTCCGGATGTTCCACCACTACGCTCGCGTTAAGCGAGGGCAGCACCGCGGCTTCCCGCGGATGCAGGTGGGCACGAAGCGACTCAAGAACGCCGAAGAGTACGCATCCGCGGAGTTGGAACGCAATAACATCGGCGCTTGCATGGCGGCGTTCGTTCGCAGTGATTCAGAGATCTTCGCCGAAATGGAAGCGGCCGGCGTCGTGACGGACGCAGACGGCAAGAAGCAGCGCGACATCGTCCCCGGCATGATTCAGTACCTCGGCCCGGCCGACGAGGTGTCGTTCAGCAATCCGCAGGGCGCTCCGACGTCGTTCGTCCCGTTCATGGAATACGAGGCCCGGCAGTTCGCCGCGGGCTGCGGGACGGCCTACGAGATGCTGACGGGGGACTGGAAGAACCTCAGCTACTCGACCGGTCGCGTGCTGTTCAACATCGAAGACGCTACCGTCGACGTGCTGCAGATGGGCCACGCCAAGACGCTCATGGCGATCTACCGAAACTTTATTACTCGGGCGGTCACTGGGGTCGCTCCAATTCTTGACATCGACCAAAGCGCATACCGATCGGCCCCGTGGCTCTACTGGTCGGCCCGCATTATCCCGCCGGCCTCGATGTCGATCGATCCGCCGCGAGAGGATCGCAACGATCTCACGATGATCGAAGCCGGCGTCAAGCCGCACTCTGACTTCGTTGAGCGCAAGAACGGGCAGCCGGCCGACAAGGTTTACGCCCGCATTCAGCGCAACCGCGAGGAAATGGAAGAACTCGGGATCAATACGACCATGCCGCAGATGGGCCGCGACAAGCCGTCTAGCGGCGCTCCGACGCAGCGCGGCGACGGCAACCAGGAATCGTCGGACGCCAACAGCAAACGCCAAGAGACTGGAGCGGCAGCGTGAAGACGATCACCAAACCACCCGCCGTTGGACTCGATTACCCGCTGCGGCCGCTCCGCGGCTTGCCGGGCGACGCCAGACTCGACACGCAGCGCCGAACGATCTACGGCGTAGCAATCATTCAGCGCGGCGCGCTCAACGAGGGCGACGTCCGCAAGATGTTCATCGACGACACGACGCTTTCGCAAGTCGTCAAACTGGGGAACGCGCCGGCCAAGGGGCTCAAGGCCCGCTGGACGCACCCGAACATGAGCAGCGACGGCCTCGGATCGTTCCTTGGCCGCTGGAAGAAGTTTCGCCTCTCGGCGGACGGCGCCACGGTATTGGCGGACCTGCACTTGTCGCCGATCGCCTTCCGCGGCGAGTCTGGCGGTCGCGGCCAGTATGTCATGGACATGGCGAGAGACGAGCCGGATGCCTTCGGCGTGTCGATCTTCCCGTTCGTCAACGAGACGGCGATGGAGAAGGACGAACGCGACGACGGTTTCCAGCCGATGCGAATTCAGCGACTAGTCGCCGGCGACGTTGTCGACGAACCTGCCGCCACCCGCGGCGGCTTTTTCGGCGATTCTCCGCTGTCGATCGAGACGGCGCCTCGCCAACTCACGCACGCTTTGAATCAACTGTTTGCCGACGCAACTCCGGAGGTCATCCGGTCGCGCTCACTCGGCTTTCTTGATACCTACCTGGCCAGCCGGTTCGGCGGACAGGGCAACAGTGAAAGGGACGATATGTCCACCGCTAGTAATCCCCCGGCCGCCCTGACCCAAGAGGCCCTCGATTCGACGCTCAAGACGTTCGGCGAGACGCTGAGCACCAAGCTGCTGGGTTTGGTCGACCAGAAGATCGCCGCCATCAAGCCGGCGGACAAGACCGACGACGCGCCGCTTAGCGTGTCTGAGATCCAGGCCGCCGAGCGCAAGCGGTGCGGCGAGTTGCAGGCCCTGGCCAAGAACACCGGCCTCGACGAGTGGGAGAAGCTCGCCACCGGCTGGGTCGAGAAAGGGCTCTCGTTGCTGGAAGCCAAAGCCGCGATCGGCGACCTGGCCCTGGCGAAGAACGGGCTCACCAAGGACAGCGGCCAGCAGTCGGACGATCCCGAGGCGAAGTACAAGGCCGAGTACCAGAAGAACCTCGCGTCCTTCACGCACATGGGGCTCAGCCTTCAGGAGTACATCACGAGCCGCAAGATCGACGATGGGGCCGAGCTGCTTGCCCCGAAGTCGGCCGAAGCCGCTTAGTTCAAACGGCGTTCGTTCCGCATTGACGGTCGACGGCAATTAACCAGTAAACAAGGCCCGTAAACAAGGAACTTCATCATGGCAGTCACTGCCAATCAGCAGATCAAAATGCGGGGCGCCACCAAGCGCCGCAAGGTGCCGGTCGCCGCGAGCACCATCCTCTACGAAGGCACGATGTGCTTTGAGGACGCCGGCGGCGACTTCGCGGGTGCTGTCGTCGAGAACGGCTCGTTCGGCGGCATCGTCGTCGATCAGGTCGACAACTCGGCCGGCGCCGACGCCGCGAAGAAGGCTGAGGTCTGGGTCGACGGCGAATTTTTGCTGACGCTCAACACGACTTCGGCCGCCGCCGCGGACATCGGCAAGGCGGTGTACGCATCGGACAACTACACCATCACGGAAACGGCGACCGACCTCGTGCCGGTCGGAATCATCACCGAAGTCGTGTCGACGACCCAAGTGTGGGTTGCGATCGCCGGCCTCGGCGAGCGCGACACCGGCCCGCTGGTCACTTAAGCGAAGCCGGGATTCGAATCGAATCTTGAGTTCAAACAGCAGGCCGCAGCGTCGCGGCATTCACAACATTCACAAGGAAAAGTTCCATGTCTCTTGACTCTGCGGCTGCTGTTGCCAAACTCCGCAGCCTTACCGCTAAGTTCGACAACGCCGTGCGGGCAACCACGCCGTTTTACCCGGAGCTCTGCACCGTCATCCCCAGCGACGGCTACGACGAGGAATACGGCCTGCTGGGCGCCGTGCCGCAGGTGCGTGAGTGGATCGGCGCTCGCCGGTTCGACACCTTGCGTGCCGCCAAGTTCACGCTCGAAAACAAGCATTGGGAATCGGGCATCAGCGTCGAGAAGACCCGCATCCGCGACGATCGCATGGCCATTTACGGCCCGGCGTTCCAGAATCTCGGCGTACGGGCGGCTCGGCACCCCGACAAGTTGCTCCTGGGGACGTTGATCCCTGGGGCGACGACGGACCTGTGTCTCGACGGCCAGGCGTTCTTCGACACCGATCACGCCTGGGGCGAGTCGGGAGCGCAGGACAACGATCTTACGTCCGGCATCGTCGCGGCGGCGACTCCGACGGTCGCCGAATTCAAGCTCGCCCTCAACGGCGCCTTGAATGCCATGCTCGCGTTCAAGGACGACTTCGGCGAGTTCCTGCACGACGACGCGGTCATTGGAACCGCCAACGGCATGAAGCTTGTGTTGCTCGTGCCGCTGCACTTCCGCAAGGTGGCGATCGAGGCGACCACAAACGGCATCCTCGTCAGCGGGGGCGACACGAACGTCGTCGTCGTCGACGCGACAGTCGTGGCCTCGCCGCACATCACTGGGAACGTGTTTCAGCTTTACCGCACGGACACGCCGGTGAAGCCCTTCATCTTCCAGGCACGCGAACCGCTCATGCGTGGCTCGAAGGGCTTCGACGACATGGAGTACAAGGAGGTCAAGTTCATGACCGAGGCCCGGTACAACCTCGGCTACTTGGCCTGGTGGAACGCAGTGCTCCACACATTCACCACGGCGTAAGCGGCGGTGAATTGACGAGTCCCGGCCGGGGCTCGGCAGCGAGCCCCGGCTTTTTACTTACGTTCCACCCGAGAGTTAGTCATGGCCAAGAAAGAAACCCGCACGCTGGCCCTCAAGATCGGCCACACGACTGCATGGCGGCAGACGGTCGCCGTCGGGCCGAAGGATAAGCCGAAGCGAGTGCAGATCGTATTCGAGCCGAACGAGGACAAGGAAGTCACGCAGGCGGAGATCGACGGCGGCCTACAGCCATTCATCGACTGCGGACTGCTGGTCGATCCCAACCGCGACCCCAAGGGCCGCCAGCGGCGCCCCGCTGCGGTAACGGCCGACGCGGCGTCGGAGATCGCCAAACTCGAAAAGAAGGTCGAGGACCTGGCGGCGGAAAACTCGAAGCTGCGTGCCGACTTGGAAGTCGCTACGAAGCCGGAGTGAGTCATGCCGTCGCGTGTCAGTTCAGCCTTCGACCGCGCCGCAGACGTTCTCGCCGAGAACTACTCGGAAGAGAACGAATACGGCGACCTGTTTCCGCTGAAGTATTTCGACCCGCGATTGCCGGCCGGTTCGACGCCTTACGAGTGGCCGGTTGTCATCGGCGAAGAGACGTTCCAGCCGGTGTTTGACGAAGCCACGCACGAGACGAGCGTGAAACGGCATCTGCTGGCCGACGTGCGAACGCCGATCGTGCTTGCCAGCGGGATCACCCGCTTGCAGCCTGATGCGGAATTCGAGTGGAGCGGCCAGCGGTGGAGTTTGGACGAAGCGACAAGCGAATGGACCGAGGAGTTCGTGACGTTCGCGCTAATCCGCGAGCCGTTGGAGCATAAGAACGAGTGCCGCCGTGCCGCTATTTGACCCCGACAACGTAGACAGCGGCGAGGCTGGCGCCCTGTGGCATCTGGCCGACCTGCTGGCCGAATGCGACGCGGCGAAAGCGTTGGCGGAAAAGACGGGCGGAACGGACGCGGCAAACAAAACAGCGACGCGAGAAAAAATCATCGTTGGCCCGCACGCCGGATCGTGGTCAGCGGACGGATTCACCGAAGAGGAAATGGAATCGCGGTTTATCGAGTTTCAGTTGACGGCGCCGCTTGAGGGCGGGAAGGCGGCAGTGAAGTCGGACGGATCGTTTGACCGCGCTGACGAAACCGGCGAGTTCCTGTTGCTGATTCGCCGCCACGCCCGGCAGTCGGAAATGGCGGACCAGAGCGACCTGTATTTGTGGTTTTTGGACAAGATCGCGGCGCTAGAGCAGGAGTTGATGACCCGCGCCGAATCCCGTGCATGTCCGCGGCTGTTAAGCATCACGCGACAGCAGGGGCCGGCATTCGGCGAACGCAAGAAGGCGTCGGCCCAAGGCGAGTTTTTGTTTACCGCACACTCAATCGGCTGGGGCGACCCGACCGGCGAACAGTAGATGATGAAAATCACTATCACCCGCAGCGGTATCTCGGCCATCGGCAAGCGCGGCTTTCAGGAAGTCGGGCGGTTGGCGATTGAGGCGGCGGCTTCGTACTGGTTTGACAACTATCTGCCGCTCCACTTCCAAAACATCGCCTACCGCCGCTACAGCTACGCATCGCGGAGCACCGTCTACAACGAATCGAAGGCCAAGCGTCGCAAATACGACGACACGCAAGCGCTAGGCGAAGTCAAGCCGCTCGTCTTCACCGGCCGCTCGCGCGAGAGCGCGTTACGCAGTCCGAACATCAAGGCGAAGGCCCCCAACTACCAGTCGTATCGGGCCGACGTAATCATCGACGCCCCGGCGTTCAACTTCGGCGTCGGCAAACGGATTGACATGCGCGACGAAGTGACCCGCTTCACGCCGCAGGAAGAGAAGACGATGGAAAAAGTCTTCGCCGAGGTGTGGGAAAAGCAGTTGATTGCCAAGGGCATCGCCGCCCCCAAACGAACCAAGCGCATCGCCGCCTAACAGGAGCCGACTATGGGCAAACAATACACGCTAGGCTGCTTCTCGATTTACGACGGGGCCAGCCAGCCAACGCATATCGGCGGTACGAACGTCGACTTCCCGCTCAACGTGGAAGTGATGGGCAACGATTCTGGCGCACTCTACGAAGAGTTTCAGTCGCTCACCCGCGTCGACCCGGTAGCGACGATCACCACGAAGAACATCGCTCAAGTGCTGTCGTTCATCGGCCTGGCGGGCCAGTGCGTCGGTTCGGCGTTCGACGTGACGGCGGTGGACGTTATCACCCGCCGCGTCGGCGATTGCCAGTCGGCTTTGGGCGGTACGCCGCATATGCGCGACCGCGTATCAGCGGGCTTGCTGACGCTCGGCACGCTCAGCGCCAGCCGCGGGCAAGACGCAACGATCACGGCGATGCTGGACGCGATCACGGACGGCAGTAACGCCCCTGTGGCCCGCACGGACGGCGTAGCGCTGCCGACGCCCATCGTGGCCGAACGGTTCACGCTGGGCCTGCCTGCGATTGCTGGCAGCACCTGGCCGGAAATCGAAGACGTGTCGATCGAGTTCAACGTCACCAAGACGGAGAAAACGCCTTCGCTCGGTTCGATCTGGACCGATGCCATCGGCGTGCTGACCGTGCGGCCCGTCGTGACGTTCCGCGGGCGCGACTTGTCGAAAGTCTCTAACGCCCTCGTGGCAGCGGGGGCCAGCGGCGCGACGCACTTGAACACCGTCATCCAACTCATCGCCCGCGAGAATTCCGGCTCGTTCGCTGACTTCGGCGATTCAGACCATATCGCCATCACCGTGGCCGGTCTGGTTGTTCCTGAGAACCTTGTTAGCGCATCCAGCAACCAACGGGCGACCAATTCCATTCGGCTTGTGTCCGCCTACGACGGGACCAACGCCCCTGTGCTGTTCGATCTGTCCGCCACTTACGACACGACGCCCCCATGAGCCTAGCTCCCAGGACATACCGAACGCCGGACGAGAAGTGCCGGCGTGTGCTGAGTTGCTGCGGCCGTGCGCCGGCGTCGCTGGTCGGCATGGACGATCAGTTGCGCGGCGAACTGGCGGCGCTGTGCGACGAAGACGGCGTTTTGATCGAAGGCGCTCAGGAAAAGTGCCGGCTGATACTTGTCCGCAATTGCAACCGGCGGGCGCGTGAACTGCAAACCAACGAACCACCCGTAACCGAGGGCTAAGGCCATGTCGCATTCTTTCCAGTTCACTGAGCGCGTCACGATTGGCAACGAGACGACGACGCTGAATAACACGCTGACCGCCGGTCAGCTTATTTCGATCGAGGAAGCGATTCCCGATAGCTCGACCAACTTGCTAGTCGCCCTCTCGGTCGACGTGAGCCAAGTCAAGGGCGTCTACATTTCGAGCGACCAAGCGTTGCTCTTGGAGACGAACGACGGCACGACCCCGGACGACACGCTCACGCTGGTCGCCGGGATTCCCTACGTCTGGTACACGGCGAAGTATGACCCGCTGTTCTGCATCGGCGACGACATTACGGCGCTCTACGTCACCAACGCATCGGGCGAGACGGCGAATCTAGTTATCAATCTCCTGATTGACCCCACGGTGTAATTTTGGCGGGATTCCTTTACTTCCGTTCGGGCGACTCGCGCCCCATCAACCGCGCCGGCGTCAACAAGCTGGGGCTGGGCTATGCGTTTGATGGGTCGAGCGTAGAGGCCCGCGCGACTTCATCCGGCAGCCCCAGCGGCAAGGCGGGGCTGATCTTCTGCGCGGCGTCGCGGCACGAAGGGAAGACGGTCGGCTACTACCCGGAGCAACAGACGTGGCGGAAGCTGCCAAGAGTCGAGGGGCGACCGGAGTTGTGGCTTGGGTATTGGAACGATGCGAAGCCGACGCCGGAAGACTTATCGCGGGCGAGCATGTTGCCCGGTGAAGTCTCGATGAACCTCGGCGGGCAACAGTGGCTGATTGCCACGTTGACGGAGTTCGACGACGAGCGAAAAGACGGCGATTGCATGTTGCCGGCGCCGCTGGACTATGACGATGACGGGAATCTCGTGGCCGGTAAGCCAGTCGGGATTAACGCGGAGTTGTGGGACGCGGTGCATCCGGTCGCGTTGGGTCTGTGCTTCGGAGGCGACGGGTCGGGCATTGCCGAGCCGACGGCGCAGGAGATTCGCTTGGCGGCGTTTTCGATCATCGGCGCTAACTACGTCGTTGACATGCCGGAGTTGGTTGCGCTGGGCGCGCTGGAAAACGAAAGCACGTTCCGCAACATCGTCATGGCGTGCTGCCGCGGGCGGTGGATGCTCGACGCGCTGAACGACCTAGCAAAAAAAAACGAACCCCCACAAGCCGCGGCTGGCTCCGATACATCCGATGGAAAAGCGGCCTAGCGCCGACTTACAAACCTTCGTGGGCTGACTTAATGGCGCTTAGCCTGGACCTGTGAGGCTTAACCATGTCGGCCAAGTTCACGCTCGAAGGAAGCGGCAGCGGCGCGGTGAAGGCTGTCGCCGATCTGAATAAGGCGCTTGAGGCCACGGAGAAGAACTCCGAAGGGGCCGTCAAGTCGACCAAGCGGCTTGCCGATCAGGCGCAGCGGATTACCGAGTCAGTTAATCCGCAGGAGAAGTACAACCGCAAGATGCAGGAGCTTGCCCAGCACGTTCAGTCTGGGCGGATCAAGATCGACGACGCACGGGCGGCGGCGCAGAAGTACGGATCGGAATTACAGCGGGCCGGACAGGAGGGCGATAAAACGTGGGGGGCAAGCGCCTTGTCTAAAGTCACGGCAATGGTCGGCGCCTACTTCACGGCGGCCGCAGCCATCAGGGAAGTCACCAGCGAAATACAACGACAGGCCGCCGTTAAGGAGCAGGCGGCGCAGAAGGCTTTGCAATCTCGGGCCGGCTTAGGCTCACTCTCGCAGCTCGCGGCCGGCGAGGGGAACACGAAAGCGGAACGCAAGGCCATTAACGACAAGTTGATCGCCGAGGCCCGCGGCTTCGTGGACGTGGGCGCTGCGGCGGACGAGAACGAGGCGGGCAACCTCCTGTTCCAATTGGCAGGCGCGGGCCTGGACGAAAAGGACCGTGCGTTCGCTGCTCAGGTTCGTGCTGCCGGCACGCTCACGAACGTCGGCGGCGCCGCCGAAGCATATAGCGCCCTCAAGACTTCACTGGGCGCCAAAGAAGTCGGCACGTTCCGGGAGTTTATGAGCAAGTCGCTCCGCGCCGCTGGCCCGGCTCCTGGGTCTTTCGAGCAATTGCCGATCGCCGCCGCTCAATCTGGCGGCTCGGCTAAGGCTCTGGGTATCGGCGACGAAGAACTGTTGGCCGCGACAACTATTCTCGGCAAGCAGTCAGGTTCGATCAGCGAAGGAGGGACGCAACTCTCGGCATTCTTGCGCCAGGTTGAAAAGGCGAAGCTACGCGGCATCGAAGGCAAGGGGCTGCTAGGCATCGTCGAGACGATCGCCGCCATGCCGGAGCGAAAGCAAGGGATCGGCGGCGTGCTTGGCGACCGTGCCGAGGCCGTCCAGGCGTTCCGCACATTGCGAGACAACCTCGGCGGCGAAGAGGGCGTTGCGGCATTGCTGGGAAAAGTGCAGTCCGCTCAGGCCGAAGATTTAGCCGGCGAAGCGGCGGGGTTGCCGTCAACTGATGCACAGTTAGGCGCGGCCATTGAGGCGGCTAAGGCGCAGGGCAGTCTGGATGTGTCCCGCGGGAAACATCTGTCGCCAACTCGGAATCTGTTCAATGCTGCGATCGCCGCACGCAAGAAGCAACTACTGGAGAACGAAGCCGGGTTCCTGGCGACGTATGGGCTGGAAATCATTGAAAAGCGTCACACGCAGCTAGGCACGGAGCAATCGTACTTGGAAACCGAGGCTCGCACCATCGGCAAGGAAGGCGGCCTCACTGGAAAGCTAGCCGAAGACATCGCGAGGCATGTGAGACGATCGGCGGACGCGGCGGAGCGCACAGAGCAGCAGGGAAAGAAAAGAGTCACCACGCGACCGGAGTAATTATTCGAGTCCTCTCGCCTTGCGCCGCTGAGTGCGTTCGGCGGCGCGTTCCTCGGAAGTTTTCCAGAACTTGAAATGGCTACTGAAACTTTGCGGAACCGGAGCGCGAACTGGACCGTCAGGATCGTACTTAGCGTCGACATGCGAAAGAGTAACGGCGAGGAACCCAGTGAAGTAGTCGGTTAGGGATTCCGGCAGCCGCTCAAGTCGCGCAACCCGTCCATCAATGGCTTTAATCATTTCCGAGAAATCAGGACGGTCTGACCCGACGGCGGCTTTTTCAACGACTACCGGGGCAGGATCGTCTGCCGTGAAACTCGCCAGCGAATAGCCCGCTAAAGACCCAACCACCGATCCAAGGAAAAGGAAAGCAAACGCAACCGAAAAACTTCCCGCGAGAGACTTCCGCTTCACGGCGGAGGTTTTAGCAGGCGGCTTAAACGGCGGCGGCTCTTGCATCCCAGCACTATAACCACCCATGCCATTCCACCTCAACACCATCGACGAATACCAGTTCGAGGACATCCGCGGGCGCCTACAGCCAAAGGCCCAGCAGATGGAAATCACCGTCCGCGCCGGGGTTTCGGGCGAGGCGTTCCGCCGGACTGGCGTGAGGGCCGAGCCGAGCCAGATTCAGACGCTGCATTACGTCGCGGATTGGGACGCGGCCCGCTCGGCGATCCAGGCGTACCAAGCCCTAATTGACGGCAACCCCTACGAGATCATCCAGCACACGCACACCTACGGCTATTTCCGCATCGCCAAGGTCACGGAAGTCAGTGCGCAGGCCGTGGAGAACGTCGTCGGCTCGATCATCGCCACGCCCACGGTGCTGCACATCTGCCAGTGGACGGTCATCAGCACGGAGGCGCCGACTCCCTGATGGCTGCCGATACTTGGATTGCGCACGAAGTCTACGTCGCCGACGCATTGCATCCGCCGGACCATGACGACTGGACGCTGTACGACCGGCTCGAATGCAGCTCGCTCACGCGCGGGCTGGCGCCGACGATCAGCCAGGCCACGCTTCACTGGCAGTTCGGCAGCATCTCGCTACCGGGCGAAGCGATGGCCTACGTCGACCGGCTGAACATCGCCGGCAAGTACGTTTGGATTTACATTCCGAGCCTGGCTGGGACCGGCTACGAAGACTGGTTCGGCTACGTCGTG